AATTTTTCTTTAGCTTCTTCTACTGAATGAGCTTTAACAGAATAAACTCTTTTAATAATTGCTGATTCTGTGATGTAATACTCGTTAATCATTTTCGTTACCGAATTTTCGTATTTGGAAAGTACTGGACTTACATTGAGTCGTCAAGACCGATTAAGAAGAGTAGGTGTTTGCACCACTTACATAACCTTCATTGCTCAGGATTAAATCCATTAAACAAATGCCAGTAAATTATTCCACCCTCTTTAAAAAGTGAGATAATAATATATTCATAGCTTTTTCTTTTTCTTCTATACCTGATTCTTTATTGGTATATATAGCTTTTTGATCTAAATATATTTGATATTTTAAATTAATTTTATCTTGTCTTTTATCATGTATTTCTATCTTATTTTCTTTTTCCCATTCTTCTATATCTGATTCAACTATCACAATGTCATACCACTCATAAAAAGTACTGGGATGTACATTATCAAAACCTTTTTTACATTCTTCTATTACTTCAGTTTTAGATAATTTCTTTCTAATTAGTTCTTTCATATATTCCATACATGATTCTCTATTAGGATTTACATTAACCATTAATCAATTCTCCTACTTGTAATTTGTATCTCTCTAACTAAGTATCTAACTGATTCTTCATAATCTATTTCATTACCTTTTTGAGGTAAAAAGAAGGTAGCATCCCTTCCTGCTAATTCACATAAAACTGATAAAACATTCAGTAAAATTCTTACTTTTTTTTCAATATCCATTTATTTATTCTCCTTATGTAAATTTAAGTTATTAGCATCAACAAATCTTTGAATAAATGCTCTAACTCTATCCATAACTTCTTCACTTACCGAAGCATAATCATACTTATGTCCATAAAGGCATAATCCACCCGTATTACCCCAATATGAATCCATAATTGTATCTATGTAATAACTAAATCCATAATTAGGATTAGGTACATTATTAAAATGAAAAACAACTTGAAATTTATGAGTTTTTTCTTTAACCCATTCTTCAGGTGTAGTCTCATCATGCTTACATTCAGATATATAAATATCTAAAGTGTGATTCTGTTCAGTTGTTTCTTTTAAAATTTCATTTATTAATTTCATTTTCTACCAACATATCTAGGGTTATTTTTTAAATGATATGGATTATATTTTTTGACTTTTTTATAAATATCTAAAATAGATTTTCTTTCATCTTGACTAAATTTTTTTAAGTCAAAATTTACTATTTCGTCAAGTGCTAAAAATAAAGCACTTGCATCTTTTTCTTGTAATTTAAGATTCATAAGTTTTTTTCCCTTTTAAATACAATCTTTCAGCTATCTCATGGCATGATGTAGCTTCCTCACTTGTTAATCCAATACAAAAATGAATTGAATCATGATAGAACTTATTTAAAGTCTCATTATTAGTTGCACTATATAAATTCAATAAAGAATTTATTAGTGCTATCTTTTGATTTTTAATAGTCATAATTTTCTTGATTTAAAAATTTAATAGCTTTATTTTCAATGGTTAAAGCCACAAAAGGATTCACTTTAATAAAATCACTTACTTGTTTGATGGATAAACCACTTTCAAGAGAATATTCTCTATAGGCTTTATTCCAATACTTAGATTTTTCTTTTGAAGTCCAATTCATTTGTTTAGATCCTCTATATGGATAAGTGAGTATTCATATTCCTCTATCTCTTTGTATTCTTCTTCAGAGATAGTATAAGGACTATGCTGAACTGTATAGTCAATCCTATGTTGTACTTCTTCATTAATCCATTCTTCTAATTCATAGAAGTCATCAAAAGTTTTAACAGTAGGCTTACTGTCAAGATAATCAACGGGATAAGTAACTTTATAATTCATTTGTTTAGTTCCTTTTTTAAACAATTAGTTTTAATAGAATTTCTAATAATTATTTTGTATTCATTTTGTATCTGATATTTACCTAATAAATTTTCTCTATACCATTTAGACTTAGGAAATAATTTTTGAATTTCCCTTAAACTTTGATATATATAATGATCTCCATACCCATATTGAAAAGGTACTTTAATTGTTTCTTGGCTATTCATACCATAATTAAGTATTACGTCACTTGAAAAGTAAGAATTACCATTAATTTTGTCATGCCATTCCTTAGCATTAATATCAATAGTTTTTAATTCAGATAATTTCATAATTAATACTCACATTCAAGAATTTTTCTTAGCATGACTTCATCATTCATAGCTACGGCTTTTTGAATGTTTAAATTTTCCATCCATTCAGTACATGGGATTAAATATTCAGCCATGATTTGTTGAAATTTGAATTCATTCATGGGTTTTTGTTTTTTGGTCATTGTGAGATTGTATAAACTATTAAAATGATATCACAGTTATAGTATATATACAATATATATATAAAAAAAGAGACTTAATTAAGCCTCTTGTAATTCTTCAATAATTGTTTTATATTCATTCTCTGGAATATACTCATTCCAGTAAGTATTAGTTAATGTATTTGAATTATTCAAAAATTCTTCTCCGAGAATATAAACCAACATATGTAGCAACTTAAAAGGGTCGCTTAAATCTGTTGTAACTTCTCCAAAATTAAATTTTTCATACTCTTGTACTTTCTCTATTGCTTTAAATACACCATACTGTTCAAGATACTTTTTACAATCTGACGTATAGCAACAAAAATAACCAGTATTAAAAATTTCATTATGCAAATCACACCCGTAAGTGTTCATACATTCATTTTCTTTAAGATAGTCAATAGCAACTTCTTTGACTTCTTTAATTAATGTCTGAGTCATAATAAAAATTTGTGAGACTTCATTTATTATTATATCACTTTTTGTTTATGTTTAAAGTCATTCAATAAAAAAACATTCAAAAATTCATTCAAAATATTATTAATTACTATTAGTCTATTTTTTTTCAATTTTTTTTTATTTTTTTTTAGTCCAGGAATTTTTTTATTCTCAACTATGAAAATTATTGAGAATAGGTAATCTAAAAAAAGATGCTACATTGTAACATCTTTATTATTTTTAATCAATCTCATAATTCGAGAGCTTTTTTTGATTCGTATTTTTTAATTATTTCTTGTTTTAAAGAAATAAAAGTTTGTAAGTGTTGTAAGTCCTCGATATTCTCAAGGACTTCTGCAACTTCGTGATCTAATAAAAAGAGTTTTACTTCTATCATTTTTCTAAATCCTGAATCATTAACTCTAATTGTGTAGCTCTAGTTTCAAGCCTATTGTATAAAGTCGAAGTAATAGCAATTGATTGCCATATTAAAAAGCTAAGAGCTATTAAAAATAAATTAGTTCTCATTTTTTTAATCCTCAAATACTTGAACAAATTCAAATCCTGCATTTTTTAAATTGCGGATATGTCGAGGTAATAGAGTTAATGTATTAGTTAACCCTAAAATCCAAAAGTCAACTTCATTTTTTAAATAAATGTTTTCGTTACCGTAAACATTTTTTTTATAGAATTGAATTTCTTTTTTAATCATTTTTTTAGGAAGGTAAAAAGGAAGGAAACAAAAGGAGTAAAAAATTTACTCCTGATGTAATTTTAAATGTTCGACCAAACTTCGAAATGTTCTTTTGAAGTCTCATCTACATAAGGTGTTCTTTCGAATCCATAATGGTAATACTTAACTCCAGAAAGAGCATCACGCATAGCGTGTAAATATGCACAAGTTTGATCCTCATATAAATATCTACATAGGTTATAACCTATATAGACTCCATTAGGATGAAACATAGATTTTTTACTTTTGACTTTTTTTAATCCAACTTCTAACCCATTTGGATAATGAGTCTCGATGAATTTATTAACAACATCTAACTTATTGTCAGACTCTGTTAATTGGTCATGTAAAAGTTGCAATAGTTCGGGATACTCCGATCTATCAAAATCAGATTTTGACATAGTAAGGAAGGTTAAATTTTCAAGATTCTTTTTTTGTATTTCCTTTTGTGTTTACCTGATAGACAATTTTTTAATTTTGTTTACCTAGTAAGCATTTTTAGAAATACTCAAGCTCAAAAATTGGCAATAGTACATGCCCATTTTTTGACCTAATAGCATAATAACATCTATTTGATATTAAAGTCAAGTTTATTACAAATATTACAAAGTCCTCTGAGAATCGCTTCAGACAGGCCAAAATTCTGAAGGTATTATTATACCTAAATAATATTAGAGTGCTATTAGAAAGGCATAGAGACCAAAATTAGGGCTTTGGGGGTGTAGTTGCAAAAATTTTTTTGCTAGACGGCAGGCGAGCAACTTAAATATATTCTCTAAATCTTTGTTACTTCGATTCAACTTTAATTGAAAGTTCTGGAGCTTGAATATTTACTGTTTCTACGGATTCGCCTATTACTTTGCCTAGGGAATCTAGGATCTGTGCTGCTGTTTGTAATTGACCTTTTTTAACTGCTTGATTAAATAAACGTACTCTCATAGCTTGAAGACGAGGAAGCATATTTTCTCTATCTTTATCCCAATCTTCAGTATTCCAATGTTTTACACGACCCCAATCTTCCCAAGCTGTTGTTATAGAGATCTGTTCAATTTTTGAATGTTCAATTACAAGTTGTCTAGTAGTTTTACCGTCTAGTTGGCGTGAATATAAACGTTGAGCACGTTCTTGAACTTTTTCTGCTGTAGAGCGAGCTACAAATCTAGGTCTGCGAGTTTTATTCGCTTGAGCTACTGGAGGTGTAATATCGTTGGGAAAAGTAGAAGAAGCCACGGACTTGATCTGAGAGGGGTTAATAATCG